TGGAGAATCGAAACAATGACCTCATCATTCATAGTCCAGACCGACGAACACGCAGACCCGACAACGGGCGACCTAATCGAGACCGGACATTTCGAAGTGCGGGAAGTGTTCGCCAACGGCGACAGTGAAGCAGTTACATGCTGCGTTAATGAATATGAAGCAATCACCGAAGCTAGGCGCTTAAATCACCAGTACAGCCCCGAAGGGATACAGGAACACGCCGACGAGGTGCAAGCCTTCGCAGATCAAAGTAAACCCGCCGCATGGAAAGCCTACGCAGGAAACCTCACAACAGCCCAACACGAAGCCCGCCGACGGTTTGCAGCTGTTGATATTGCGTTAGGTGGCAACGACCTAGACATTCACGCACCCGAAAACGCTCACATTGTCGAGCTGCTCGAGCGCTGGGCGACAGCATGGGCAGAGGCGGCGAAATAATGAGTTATTCGTATTACTGGGAAATCACCCTTGACCGGATCGCCGACCCAGCCGCCCCAGCTGGAACCAACGCCAACGCCAAAGGGCGACACTCAGGAGACCCACACGTTAAGACCCGAGCGGGAATTATCCGCTCGAGTTTCGAGATGCTCGACGACGACGGAGAGAGCTACTACAAAGGATTTATTTATCACCGGAACGGGGAAGAACAATTCACCCCGCTCCACGAATTCGGAGCCCCGAACGCCGGAGCTACAACTATCAAAATAGACGGAGAAGTTCTCTAATGACAACCGAACTAAAACAGCTCGCCGACCAGCTCGCCCCAGACTACGACGCAAGGCGAGCCATGCAAGACCTTCAGATGATGCAGCTGATGATTCAATCAGGCAGGGACGAGCTCGCGCTAACTTGCGTAAACCGAGTTAACGCCTACCTCTACAAGCTCGACCAAGCCGCCCCAGCTGCGCCAGCTGCGCCCGTGTCCGAATGTTGCGAGCATTGCGCCTATGCAATACGGCGTTACCTTGCCAGCCAGAACGCCAACGCTTAACGTCTGGGTACAGCTCGCAAGCCTTGAGCGCTTGCGAGCTATGCCGAGCCGCTCAGCTCGACCAACCGAACGAACGAAGGAATCGAAAACAATGAACGACACGACCCGCAAAGATGTTCAAACACAGATCGAAAACATCTTCACCGACAACGGATTTTCGGGCATCGCCGACGAAGTGCGACAGCTCGCCGACGATGAGCGCGAGAAGATCGGCAACATCCCAGACGGAACGATCACCTCAGTCCAACTGGAAGCACTCGAAGAAGCCGCCGACACCCTAGACGAAGCCGCCGACAAACTCGAAGAAGCAGCGTGGGCAGCCGACGAAGCCGCCGACCTACTAAGCACGATTACAGGAGCCTAAGAACATGACAACAACAACAGCAACCGAGCGCCGAATTTGGATCGGATCGCTCGCCGACTACAACAACGGCGACTTGCTCGGCGAGTGGGTAGACGTTGACGGGAAAGACGGCGACGAGCTGAACGCCGAAGCCGCCCGAATACTAGCCACCAGCCGCCAGCCATACGCCGAAGAATTCGCGATCTTCGACCACGAAGGATTTGGTCGATTGATCGAGGAATATACGCCGCTCCGAGATGTTGCGGAGTTGTCCGCAGTAATGGACGGAATACGGGACGAAGCCGCGTTTCTCGCGTGGATCGACTATCAAGGCAAGGACGATTTGCCGCAGGATATTAGCGACTACGCCGAACGGTTCGATCAACAGTATTGCGGCGAAATGAGCGGCGAAGAATACGCCGAGCAATTCGCCGACGAAACCGGAGCGCTTCTGAACGTCCCCGACGAGATCGCTTATTACATCGACTGGAAATTATATTTCGATCACGTAATGAGAGATTGGGGATACATCGAACACGACGGATATGTATTCGCCCCCGCCGATTAGCCTAGTTTCGCCGCAGAGCGTAGGCGCTAACGATTCACCCCGTTAGCGCCTTAGCTCTGGAGCGAAGCGCCCCAGCGACCGACACAAGCCCGAAGGAATCGAGACCCATGAACGACACGACCCGACAGCAGATCATAGAGCTGCTAACAACCCCGCCGACCAACGGCGACACCCACACAATGGAGTTTATAAGCGACAGCTCCCACGGTTGGCTTAAAGTCCCAGTCAGCGCTTACGAACTCGCCGACGCACCCGCCAGCTCATACAGCTATACAGACGGCGAGAACGTATATCTGGAGGAAGATATGGACGCACCCCGCTTTATGAAGTCAGCAGGCATTGTTAACCGCGACAGCGGGTTTGAAGTAGACAGCGAACGCTGGTATATCCCTGAGCGCAATCTCTCGCTTCAACGCCGATACAACGAAGTATCGCCGCGGGATATGGAGAGCTTGAACGATCCCCGTTATGTGTCGCCGCTCCCGACGCAGACGGAGCGATACAACACGATAATCGAAGCCGCTCAGCAATCTGGACACCTTGAGATTGTAGATTACCGATGAGCGACATAGACAAGTTAAGAAGAATTGCCGAGTGGAGTGGGTGGCAGACTGAATCATGGTGGGACGGTGCGGATATTCCCACCATTTTGAAAGTCTATGAGGCTGTTGTAACTGACGGCGTAGATGCCATTGAAGATTCACCAACCGCTAGGTCGATATTTTGGCGCTCGACGTGTGCGGATTGCGGAGACTCTGATGATGGATTTCGAAGCACCCTTAAAGGCTCGGAGCTTGAATGGATCGAAGACACCCTCGAAGATGAAGAAGGTATCTGCGAATCCTGCGCCCGCCAGATCGCTCACGAGGCGGATATGGAAAATCGCCAGTATCAGGAATCTCGCGCAGATTACGAGGACGGCGTGTGGGACGGGGAACACTTCTACCCTGATAACACTATCGCTAACAACAGATAGATCGACGGCGAGCTGGCAACGGCTCGCCGCACTATCAGAGCGTCGATATTCTCGGTTGGGTATCGGCGCTCCGATAGTGCTAGATCAGCACTAGGAATCGAAAGGGAATCGAGATGTTTGACCTAATAGGCGACGAAGATTTTGGCGACGGCACAGTAGTAACGACTGAGGACGGTTGCGACGTAGAAGCCGACGGCGAGTGCGAACACGGCAAAGAGTCGCCGATGCTCAGGCTCGGGCTCATATAAACCCCAGACAGCCGCCAGCCATAGAGCTGGCGGCGATAGGAGCTAGACATGACCGACAAAGCCGAGCGCCAGACAGCGCAATCGATGTTCCTGCCAGATGGAACGATCACCTCAGTCGCCGCCCGTAGTGACCAAGACAGCGCCGACGCTCACGCAGTCAACGCCGACATATTCGCATGGGGCGACTACAACGAGCTTATGAACCACGACAGCGGGTTTAAAGCAGACAGCGAAAACAAAGAAGGATCGAAATGACCCAGGAATTTTATCGCCCAGTAAAAATCTGCGAAAACTGTTTGGGCAAAGATCAGCCGATTGGCTTGATCGTCGAAATTGTAGACCAGTCAGCAGACACCTGCGAGTGGGCTTACTGCACAGAAAGCAAAGAAGGATCGAAATGAAATACGACGTAATCGAATACCGCTCAACCGCCGACACCTACCAAGTCGAAGCATCTTCCGAAGAAGAAGCCGAACACCTAGTCAGCGAAGGCAAGGGCGAACTTGTCAGGAATTGGCAGGAACACGACTTTTATGAAGTTGAGGAAGTTAAGTAAATGAAGTACGAAATACAACACGAAACATGGTGCGACGGCTGGATAAACGCCTCGACCACCCAAGATACCGACGGTAACGAAATACCGCTAGTATTCGACAGCCGTGAAGAAGCTCAAGCAGAGATAGACAGCGACCTCGCAGAAATCGCCGCCCAGATCGCATCGGGCGAACGCGCAGCTGATGAAGGATACGACCCCGACGAATTTAGAGTTAGGGAGGTAGCCCCAGTCAGCAAGCTACCAGTCAGCGACCTCGACAACATTATGAGTCGCACCAACTTTGACTACGCCGACATGGAAAACGCGTTCGAGTTGGGTGTAGCCAGCGCCGCTATTGACCTCGAATTCATCGACGAAATCGAAGGCAGCTCAGGCTACCGGCTCGGCGTTATATCAGCGGCACAATGTTTCGCATCGGCAATTCCAACCGATAAACAAGGCGATCAAATTTACGACGACTTTGACTGGTACACAGCGATTGAAAGTTTCGCCGCCAAGCTCAACAGCCACCTCGCTAACAACATGACTCAATGGGCATCGCTCAACCACGGGAGGGGGACAGGCATTTCGTTTGTTGGGATTGCAGTTAGCACCGCCGAGTTACAAGATCAATTTGAGCTTGAAGTAACCAAGCTCGCAAAACTAGCTATTCAAGAGGCAACATGGAAATGACCACTAAACAACGATTCAAGCTAAACCTAGCCACATCGACAGACAGCGATAACGACTGGGAGAAAACATGGGTAGTACTACCCGCTGGAATCACCGATGAAGAAATCGGCGAGCGATGGGCGTACAACCCAGAAGGCGACTACTGCCAGCACTCATACGATTGCTGCGCTAATTGGTACGCCGACCCTATCCGAATCAAGCGAGTCAACCAGCGAGTGCTAGTCACTCAGAATCACTACCGGAACGTGTAATGACAAACGAACTAATACGAACTATTCGCCACGGCGAACGCAAAATAATTTGGGCTGATAAACAGCCCGAGCAAAAGGTCAAGGCTACGCCAAGTGCCTCGGAAACGCTCGACAAAATCCACAGGCTACTGTCGGGGCATGAATGGGACAGCGACACCACAGCCGAGATTGCCGATGCGCTCGCAAGTGCAGGATATGAAATTCTGGAATACGAGGCAGCGCATGACTACAAGTAGAAACACCAGCCGTATCCCGCTTACTGGGGTACGGCTAGAAGCAGTCGGCGGCTGCGATGGATACTTGCTCGGCGACCTTCAGATTGGAACCGAGAAGCTCCACGTAGAAGCGGTCAGGGTTGCGACCGATAACCACGATCAACAACCGTGGCACTCGACCGAAGCTGGGGCGGCAGAGCTGAAAGAAACTTCCATACACGATGAACGAGCGAACTATCACTGTAACTGTTACAGCCGTTTCAAAAAATTAGCCGAACTTGCGGGTAACGGACAATTCACCAGTCAGCGGCTACAAGGACACGATGGAGAGTGGGTGCTTTATGCAACCCCGTACATGCAATGAAAACACGATGGAATAAAAAAACAATTCGAGCGTTGGCATTGAAGCTACGAGACCCCAACTCGCACCCCAACTCACTAGGCAAACTGGAGCTTGGGCTCGCACTAGGAGTTCATCGAAACACTATCAGTAATTGGTTTCACGGAAAGTATTTCCCCACACCAGATACCGAACGCAAGATAGATAGTGTCGCCGCGAGTGCAGGGTTCGACCCAAATAAGGTAAGGTAGACAGCACTCTCTACTGGAACGAAAACTGAATATCGAAGCGCCCGTTGAAGCCAGTAGAGAGGATTCAACGGGCGCTTCGCTTTAAGGAGCCAAAATGGTCACGCCAAACACCGAAGGATTGAGTCAAAGTTCAATCGAAATAAAGTCAACTGCGAAAGGCGAAACTCAGGTAAACGTCAAGATTTACCAAAACGCCGACAGCACCATCGACTTGCCCGTAGAGTCCGTAACAGCGCTCAGGCGTACCCACGCTGAATTGCGAGCTGGCGGCTACAAAATCGCTGGCGAGTAAATGACACTACGACACCGAAAACAGCAGCTCGCCCAAACACGGCGAGCTGCTTGTGCCATTCACCCCGACAAGTTGCTCATCACTAAGTACGGCGATGACTACTGTTACTTTTGCGACGACCAGCCAGCAGATCGCATTAGGGTGAATTCGGAAACCGAAAAATATCAGACTGGCGAAATTCAGAACGCCGCAATCCAATCGAAACTGCGGCAGAAACATGGAGAGATGACTGTGACGCAACAGACCGCACTTGAGCTAGTGAAACCAAGCGATCAGCAAATCGCAATTACTGGCAAAGAATTAGAACAAAGCATCGAAGGGTACGGCGCTAACTTGCCTGACTCTGACCTGATACTTGCCACCCAGCTCACCGCCAACGGGTTCCAGCCGATGCACATGAACGTGATACACGGCAAACTCTACTTGAACTACAAGGGTCGAGTGTTCTGGACTAAGCGAGCGCTCGGGGCTCTCGACGGTGGAGCAACCGACCGACCTATGACAGCTGACGAGCGAGAAGCGTACCAACTAGAAGATAACGAGGTCGGAATCGTAGCAACTATCTGGAAGTTGAACCCGATCAACGGCGAGCGTATGCCGTTCGAAAACTTTGGTCGAGCTGGTGGAAAGCGTGATGCCAGCCAACCAGTAGCCAAAGCGAACCCCGCTGAAATGGCAGTCAAGAGAGCGTATTGCCGAGCGATGGAACTAGCATGTCCGCTAGGTGTCAACATGGAAACCCTGATAGACGGGAATGAAGTGATGGACGCTACAACAGGCGACGTTCGGGACGTTAGCGAAACCATAGAGGCTATCGCACCAGCCGAAAGCGGACTAGATCGAAGTGTGAAAACAATCGACGCGAAAGAACTCGCACTTGAAGTTGTTGCTGCTATTAACGAGTTAGGTGAAATTGAAATTGACAAGTTCAATTTTGAAGGAGCTAGCGGGCGAAAAGGCGTAGCAGTTATGACTCGATCAGGCGACTATTCACTCGAAGAAATAGTTGATTCTGTCAAGATGATGTGCTGGAGCCCCGCCCCTGCAATCACAGTCGAGGACGGAGAGCAAATCGAAGAACTTCCGTGGTAGCGCTCGGTGCGCCCAATCAAGGCGATGCTCGGCTCACAGCTATGTGTGTACACAATATGCACGTAACTTGTGAGACCGAGTGCTTTGGTATGTGGGCAACAAACAGACCTACAAGAATCAACGGCAGAATGAAGAACATTAGGTTCAATGGACCCTGCTCTTGCGACTGCCACAAGGACACTTATGAGAATCGAAAACGTAGAGCTGGCGAACATGAGGACGTTCGCCAACGCAAACTACAAAATACCGACCGGATTAAGCCTAGTAACGGGACAAAACGGAACAGGGAAATCGACAATCCTCGGAATAGCAGCAGCGTGGGTGATGTGGGGTCAAACTCCAGGCAGAACCCAAGACTTTTTAGTTAGACACGGCGAACGTGAAATGGTCGGCAAGCTGACGTTCAACTCGAACGGAACTGAATATGTGGTTACACGCCGATTCAGACTAAACAAAAATGGCAAGGGCGGCGTAACTCAGCTGTTGCTTACTGACAAATCAGACCTCACCAAAGCCACCGTTAAAGAAACTCAAGCGACAATCAATTCTATTGCTGGCAGCTTTGAGGTATGGCAAATGACCGCCTACGTTGGACAACGTGAAGGCGCTGGGCAATTCCTTGAAGCAAACGCTTACGAGCGGAAAGGCATACTTCGCGAAATTGTCGCTGGAACTGGCGACTGGGATCAATGGGAGTTGATTGCTAAACAACGAGTGACTCACTACGAATCAGAAATACTTCGAATTGAAGGTGCAATTCCTGTGATAGCGGAAGCAGCTGAACCGCTTGATGCTGTTAGCCAAACTCTTGCCGCAGCACGATTGCTCGGTGTCGAATCCGATATTGCTTTGGAAAAAGCCTCCAGCAAACTAAAGGACTCAAGCGCCGCCGTGGATCGTGGTCGAAAAATAGTTGTCGAATGGAAAGACAGGGACGACAGGCTGGCAGCCGCACAAATCCAAGCAACAACTTGCCTAGCATCAATAAACAAAATCGACACCAACATTGCCGAGCTGCAAAAATCAGCTGCTCAACTTAGCAGCATCAACTCGGACTACGACACTCACCAAAAGAAAATCGCAGATCGACAAGCCGAAATAGACAAAGTTCGGCTCGAAAACGAGCGTATACGCGAAGCTCAACATAATTGGAATTATGAATATGACCGAGCGATTGCCCGATGGCAAAGCGAGGTCGAACAATTTCACAAAGATATTGCTAATCACAAAATAGTTTTGAACGATGAAATTGCAGCAGCCGAAATAATTGGAGCTGCTATCGAGGAATTGGAAAACAGCACTTGCCGTACATGCAATCAGCCGCTGACTGGTAAAAGGCGCGAAGAACTCGACAACATAATTGCCAACGGAACTGGCTGGGAGGGGATAATCTCAGGCGCTCGAAAAGAAATTGCTGAATTGGAAAAAGAAATCCCGCCAGCTCGACCAGCTGACAAAACCATGCCAGCACCGTTCGATGTGCCAAGTGAACTAGGGCAAGACGAACGAATCATCGAGCTTCGAGCAAAAGCAGCAAACGCAGGAGACTTAATACAAACTCAGCAAATTCAAAAAAATGTGTTAGTCGGCGAAGCAAACGAAATTGAAGTCAATATCACAAACATGAAACGGTGGATTGAAACAACAGAGCGACCCGAATCAAACTACCTAGAACGCTTGATTGCAACCGAGAATCAGGCGCTCGAAAATGAGCGGGTATCGCTTGAAGCAAGAGATATGCAACGAGTAAATGTAGCGCTCGGCGAGCAAGCTCTTGCAGCTGCCAAGAAAGCTAAAACGCAGCTCTCCAATTACAGAAATTTGCTCGGAGAACACAAAACCGAATTACACCAATGGGAAACTGTTGTGTTGATGTGCGGTGTCAACGGAATACGCCAGCTCATCATTGACCAAGCGCTCGCACAACTAGAACCAGCTTGCAACCGATGGCTGGCAATCATCGCTCCAGAATTCGAAATAGCGTTCTCGACTCAGACTGACACAGATCGAGAGACTTTCGACGAAGGTGTGATCCTGCCCAGCGGAGCAATCCAGCCGTGGAGCGAGCTGTCAGGCGCACAGAGCGTAGCCGTAGCGCTTGCCGTTCGACTGGGGCTCGCTGAAGTTGGTGGAGCTGCACAAGGGATTCATTACGAGACTTTGTACCTCGACGAAGCCGATGCCTGGTTAACAGGAAATTACCAGCAACAGTTTATGAACATGCTGGCAAAAGTTGCTGACACAGGGATCGACGTAGTAGCGATCACCCACATAGAAACCGTCAAACAGATGGTTGACCAACAAATCGAAATTGTCTCAAACGGCAACGAAAGCAGGATCAAATAATGATTCACATGAGTTACATATTCAACACGTACACGCCATGCGGAATTCTTGTCTATGGAAAATGGGCAGAAGTGGTAGAAGAATCTACAAAAATCAACGACGTTACATGCCCGAAATGTATTGAGGTAACAAAATAATGAAAATCGCGATCGCAGCCGACACACACATCGGAGCAAACAAGTTCGGCGTATCCGACGAGAAATGGCGAGCCCCAGTTGTCGAGCTAATTGACTACGCCATAGAAAACAAACTAGATGCCGTCGCCTTAGCTGGTGACATATTCCACAGCCGTAAGCCGTCGCCGTCAGATGGAAAGTTTATGCACGATCAAATTTGGCGACTCAACACCGCCATGATTGCTTTTATGGGGGCTGACGGAAACCACGACGATGAAATTGCCAAAGATTCAACGTCGGGAACTTGGGCGTTTTTTACCGCAATGCTATGGGCAAGAAAAAAACCAGCTCAATACGTTTGGGGAGACACCAACTTTGTGTTTTTGCCGTGGATAACGCCACAGGCATATGGTGTTGATGCGCGTATGTGCAATGGGAATTTAGATACCCAGCTCGAACTCACACAAGCCGTTGCCCTCGATGAACTCAACTTGATGATAAACCCCAACCTTAAAAACGTCCTTATCGGACACGCTATGGTGAGCTACGCTGGCGGCACAGAGCTGGCTCACTCGCCGAATCTCCAATGGGCTGGCAAGGACGTTGTATTCGACTACGACGCACTTGCAGCAAACTTTGATGCGGTGTTCCTCGGACACGTTCACGACCCTTCTCAAAAAGGCTACATCGGCAGCTCGCAACCGACCGACTGGGGTGATGCTGAACATCGAAAAGGGTTCGTAGTTATCGACACCGAATACCTCGGTAAAGTCGAAACTTTTATTCCGTACAAAACCTCGATCAGACTACTGGACGCTAACGAAGATACTCAACTGGGTAATGAAACCGTTCATTACGACGTAGCTCGCTATCGACAAGACGTATCAGCAGGAGAGGAGCCATCGCCAGAAGAAGTCGCCAAGATACGTGAGGCGCTAAGTAAAACAGCTGATGTGGTCGAGTCGGTCGAGATAAACGTGGAGCGAGTTGTAGCCCAAAGAATTTCGGGCGACTCTTTGGCGGCTATGATCCCGACCGATGCCGTAGATGCTTACCTACGACACTCAAGCATTGATGCAAAGCTCGCTAAAGATGTTCGAAGCAAATTCCAAAGCGTTCTCGAACATTCCAAAAAGTAGTTTTATAAATTGTCCCCGCTAAAAAAGGTTCATTCTAAAAAAATTGGAATGAAACACAACAAGAACGGACGGTGGTAAATGGCTCTCAATCAATCAAGGTTTAGCGTGGACTGGTGCGTAACTGGAGAGAAGCGTATGCAGGAACTCCAGCCATCGTTCAAGGTGGAGGAAAATCGCAAGTCAGCGCAAGTCAACGGAAGGATTCTTTCGATCTGTGAAATGTGCGAGCAGCCAGTCGAGGTAAAGAAGAACGGATTCTTCAAGCGCCACAAAGCATCGCAGCAAGCATACCAATCTATAAACAACAAAAAGCTCGGCACGTTGCCGAGAGTGAAAAGGAAAAGCTAATGTACCCAAACTTTATGACCGCCGATGATGTTCAAGCCTACAAAGGTCAGAAGAAATTTATTCTTCACGAACTGGCAGTAAATTTCGGCAAGCATGTCACCGTAGAGCGCTTAGAAGAAGTCTCGGGAAGTAAACGGGTTGCAGCTCGTATACTCACGCTAAAAGACGATATGTGGGACATTGAAATGGATCGTCAGCCTAATCGCCGCAGAGGAATGTATCGATTGGTAGGTAAAACGAGTGTTCGCCAGAAAATGCGCCATTGCCCGAGCTGTGAGTGCAATCTTGTTACGTCAGCTGTGCAGCCCTAGTCAGCGCTAAGTAGTTTCAACTGATAAGATACGTTTGTCTTGGACATGCAATCATAGACAAGTCGTATCGGTTGGCTCCTACTGCGACGGGCTACCTGCCCAAAAGAAAAGCCCCGAGGTTTCGATTCCCTCGGGGCTTTTCTTTTAATCTGTTACTTGCGATACCTCGACATCATATTCACCTTCTTCGCCGAACTCAGTACCTTTCTGGGCGTGAGGCAACGATGTCATCTCAACTAAATAAGAAGTGCCAGCAACGTCGCCAGTCGGGTAAAACTTTACTAACGGCTTCGAAGCAAGAGCTGTTGTGAGATTGTCGATAGTTTCTTGACCAGCTTTACCCCGACTTGACCGAGCTTCAGCTTTGAACCGCCACTTGTAGAGAACGTCTGGAACTACTCGGTAGTCTAACGTCAGCGAGACAAGGACTGGGCGCTGTGTGGCAACGCTAGCGTTGCGAGTTGGCTCAATTTTGAACTGTATGTCCTCGAATTCCTTGCCGACATTATCCGAACCGTCGCCAAACGGTAGAGCTGTTGGTCGAGGCGACGTAGCGAACGTACCAAGTGAAGTCCAGCTCGCAGCTCCATTGATTTTGTAGAACGCCGTGAAGTAATTGTTCGCATCGCAATCTTCAGTAACCATTCTCAACTTCTGGGCGACTTTCGAAGTTCCCTCGAATTCAGAGTGGAATCTCGGATAGATCAACGACCCTGTTGCTTGAGATTCGTAGGTTGGAAGCAGCCTTACGTTATCTGAGTCAGCGGACATTGGCATCGATTTTACATTTGTGCCTTCACCGAAATACAAGATGCCATTGTTCCACGCAATAGTATTGATTTCAGAGTTTGCAGCAGCGGTTTTATAAATTGTATGCCAATGTTTCCCTGCTATATGTCGCTTCATAATTGCAGATTTGCGACCAGCTCCACCGTTGATTGAAATAACTAGCCAAAAGCCAACACCGATCAAATCGCTGATATGCCCATTCATGTCATCTGGGAGCCCATCATCCTGGTCTGGTCCAACTGGAAGTGCGACTCCGCTTTGAAGCTCGTAAATTCCACGATCGACAGCAACATAGGTTGCGCCCTTGAAATAGATAGCTTTTTTACCTGAGTTGGAGTTCTTTTCCCAGCTCAGCTCAGTTTTGCCAAACTTGAACTGTTCGAATACGTCCATGTAATACACGCCATCTTCAGCAAGAAAATACAAAGCTGGGTTGTCTGAAGCATCGCGACCTACAAACATTCCTGTAAATGATGTTGGCTGATTCGGGAAGTTTGGTTTATTTGTCCAATTAGTTACAAGATCATTAACTGATGAATAAGCAAATCCCGCGTTTTCTTTTTTTAATACAACTAAACGATTATCAAATTGTTCTAAATACGAAGCAGAAATAGGATCAATACTTCCGTTTTTTGCAGCACTAGACCAGCTTGCCCCGTCCCTTGTTTTATACGAACCCGAGTCAGCGCTTGCTACTACTAGCCATGTTGCAAGATTTCTTTCAACAACATTTGTTGCCGAAATACCAACAGGAATAACGGGAAAGACTCGACCGTAAGTAGCATTTCGAGAAGTTGTAGGTGCAATAGCAATTGGTGAAGTTAACGAACGGACACTATTATGTATTCGTGTGGCTGCTGGAGCGGCTATTCCAATCGGCGTAGTTGCATATGAGTAGACGTTCTTATATACGATCGACACATATAATTCGGCGCAAAAAGCCCCGACAGTTCCATGCTCAAAACCAAATCCAATTTGAAGTTCAGATGCAGCTGCGGTAGATGAATGATCTGGGTAAAAACCAAAATCAAAAGGAACTCCAGAACTGTATTCAGTCCATGTCTCGTTATACCACGCCCATGAAGTTGTTAGATTCTTCGCAGCCGATTCGTACCGAGTGCCAGTTGAGTCACGATGGGACAACTTGACCGTAGCGGGAGTTCCGTGAGAGTCCTGTTTGCAACGAGCGTAAACGGTAATTGATTCAATTTGCGAGCCTTGCCCTCCAGATGGAGACACTCCGACATGCGACTGGTCTATATCATCGGTGTAAAACTCTTGCCATGTAGGTGAACTAATTGATGAGTCGTACAAATAATCAGTAGTGTTATTAGTTGTAAGAGCTTCCCAGTCACTAGACTCAGCGCCATACCTGGTAAAATTACCCGTAGATGATCCAAGATGTGTAGACGGATAGTTATTAAGAGTAGGCATTAAGATGCTGCCCCAAAATATACAATCGCATCCGTGGGATTATCAATATCAGTTTTCTTTGAAGACCAAGCAGAACCATTCCAGCTAGAAATAGCCCTATGCCCAATCGCCCAAAGAGCGTCGTTATGCCATATCAGCTTCACAGGGGCAGCGCCGAAAGAAGCAAGGGTAGTTACAAGCGGTCCTAGCGTTTGCTTGCTCTGTGAGGTGTCAACATCTGTGGCTTCCCAATAGCGATCGTTGTTTTCTTTCGACCACTTCTCGACACCAGCTCCACCACGTAGCGATCCCCAGCGGTGTTTTTTAACTGGCTTAAAATCTGCTTCAGTTGGTGGTTGATCTATAAACGCATCTGGAAACGGAGTTACTTTATCCCAGACTACTGAGCCAGAGATAGGAATTTTTTTGCCATTTAAAATTACGTGAGCTTGTTCGTTGTCCATTACGCCTCAACAATCGCTACGCCAGTACGGTTAGTTTGCATTTCACGGCGGCTGCTAGATGCGAGAGTAGCAGCTATTTGCATTTGCTGAGCATGGAATTCAGAATCTTTGTCAGCTCCACGAATACGAGATTGGTGTAAAAATGCTTTAGCAGCTTGAATGATGTACTCAGGATCAATCGGGGTGGTCTCTGTGTCAGTATCAAGGATTGACGGTGAAGCCATTCCTACAATTCGCACCTTATGGCTAGTTATCGGTGAGTACCGCTCTTTGATAAATTCGATTAGCAGGGTTGATTTTTTTACTGGTCGCCAATACTTCTGATCCAGAGGAAGTTGCTCGACCCAATTACCATTTACATCTGAAATCCAAAGATCATCTATGTAAAGAAACTGAGTTGGCAAATTGTACTGATAAGTGCCACTTGTAAGCGTGATCGACTCGTCTACACGATCAACTAAAGCGTCCAGAGCAACCTGATCTATTGCATGATTGATTGCCTTGTTGTACTCATCGACCGTAAACCTGCGGTGTACTTCTACCAAGTCAGCGGCGGTTAGTGTTGCAGCTGGCAAAAACGAAAGCGTATGGGTTGAGTTGACCCAATTAGTTGGTTTTCCTGATGTTCCAACACCTGTTCCCGAGTAGCAATACACTTCAACAAAATCATTGAAAAAATCATCTGAACGCTCCCAGTCAGTAGAAGCGCAAACAAAAGAACCAGACCCAGGAGATGCAACTATTCCCGTAATTTGGTCATTCATCAACGTAGCTAATAAATGACGAAGTGCTATACGTGTGTTACTGAAAACTGCCATTAAAACCGCTCCACAATCCGATCTGTATTAGTGTCAATTTCTCGAACTGAGCGATCCGTTCCGACAGCTTCGCTATTTACTCGAGTCGTTGCCGATTGAGCCATGCGCCTCGGTGGACGGAATGACTGTTGCAACGACCCTACGATTGCGACAATAGTTGACGCTAGCCATCTAGAAAATGACTGCCCCGAATTACAGTAAGTTGAATTGAAACTCGTTTGATTAAACCCTGCCATTACTTCTTCGCTGATTTCTTTTCAACAGCTTCAGCTTCGATGCGTTGAGTGTTCTCTGCTCTTATGCGAGCCACCGCAGCAATGGTTAGCTGATCTGCAAAGGCAGGGATAAGCTGGCGTACTACGTCAACGTCCTGCATGGTGATAGTGATGTTATTCTCTGTTGTCATTTAGGTTTATTCCTCCCACGGGTCTTTATGGCGGACAGGTTCAACCCAATCGGGGTTTAACTTCCACTTAGAACGCTTGAATGTATATTTGTGACCGTACCAATCATCGGGAGCAGTTACACCTTCATGCAGTACCGTGTCGGTGCTGCTGCAATCTCCGATAATCAGTATGGCAGGGTCGCCTACGGTTATGTCTGTATCTGAAAGCACTACGCTGACATCATCTTCAAACAGGTAAATAGATTTACCGTCTTTGACTAAGGTTTTACTCATTACGAAATACTCCCCTGTGTGATTAGTAAGTTCGTTGCAGACAAGGCACGTCCAACCTCTTGCCCTGACACGACCGTAGTGGCGATAGTTCCACCGTTTTGTATGTAGTATTTAGAGCCAACCGTGAGGCTGCTCTGGCTTTCGTTTACCCCGCCAACAATCGTAATAGTCCCTGTGGCTGTGTCGGAAATTGCCGCTGTCGCTGCACCGACCCACGTTGATACATCAGGAGAGCCACTATCGAATATCATCACCTTATCCGTCGGCGAGTAATATGTTGAGTAGTGGACAGCAAATAGCCCAGTATCAGGGTCAAAAGCTACGCTCGTATTGTAGTTGATTGAACTGTCTAAGTTAGTTGAGGAATCAATAGTTATTGCATCTAATGACCCGCCAGTAATTGAGCAGACTTTTACTTTTCCAGCTACGCCCCTCTCAATGGTGTTGTAAGCAGTTGTCGCTGCCCCTGCAATAACGAATTGATTCGACGATGTATTGACTGCAATACCGGGACGAACAACGCCAGTCGCCGTGTTACTTCCAAGAGAAATGGTATTCGTTGACCCGCCCGTTACTGTGCCAATGAAGGAACAATTGGCACCAGCGATGATAGTCCTGTTGTGACCAGCGTGATACCTAACAGTAGCGTAACCATCGCTATTGAAGCCGCCTGACGTAGGCGAACCCACGGAAATGCTAGTCCCGCTTACTGTGCCAACGTAAGTTTTTCCAGAACCCGAACCTGATGTCGCAATAACAGTTCTATCTGAACCGCTGTCATAATCGCATGACGTCGCGCCAGCGTATTCGCTGCGAACGGCTAACTCAGTCCCAAAGGCAACCGTATTCGTTGACCCTCCAGTTACCGTGGCGACTATTGCGTAGCCGTAATTACTGCCACCATCGTCGTGATATGCAACCACAAATTTATTTGCAGTCGTGTCATAAGAAAGACCAGAACAGTTGAAGTTCATATAGCGTCCGTTAGTAGTCCAACCGCTGTTCACACTTCCTAAGTCAACCGAGTTGTCAGACGGGTCTACCGTCATAACTCTTGCTTTAGGAACTTTGGAAAGTCCTTCCCTATATATAACCAATAATCTTTGAGTATCGGGGTCGTAAGCTATGGATGGGTCATGTCCGTAGTTGCCAGTAAATTCGGTCGGTGTACCAAAGCTGATACTTGTCCCGCTTATAGTTCCGACGGTGTATTCCAGAGTCCACGGGCTTTGGTAATTGCCTGAGATTACAACAAGACGGTCAGTTGACGGGTCATAAACCGCGGCACGGTCTTCCGTGTGTCCAACTCCGGTGCTTACGGTAGACCCCGCTGATGCTGCGCCAGTAGTTGTAGCCACAGACACCGTACCGTCAGTATTGAGAATAACCATATCGCCGTTAGCGATTGCGCCCGAAGCCACAAAGTCCCTAGTTCCACCACCACCACCAGCAGCATCTTCAAAAGCGGGAGGCGCATCAGCACCAGCAGAGGTAAGCACCTGCCCGTCATTCCCTGTCGCAATCGCAACAGGGTCGCCGTTTGCGTCGAAACTAATAATGTTACCGTCAGTACCGCCCGCCAGCTTATCCAGAGTAATTGAATTGTCAGCAATATAGGCGGTGGCGACCGGAGTGCCTTGCCAAGTACCTGACGAGATAGTGTCCCCGGAATATATTGGAGTCCCGTCAGAGACCGCCGATGACAGTTGCGCCTTAGTAAATGCCCCGAGGACTGCTGCGTTGCCTGTGCTAGTAACGTGACCCGTCAGGTTGGCGTTTGTGGTTACGGTGTCAGCGTTGCCTGTTACATCGCCTGTGAGATCGCCTTCAAATGCGCTAGCAACTAGGGTTCCTAATGTGAAACCAGAAGTTGTATTTACCGTAGTTGTAGGTGCTGCGTGACTACCTCCAGTTGTTGCAAATAATTTCCATTTATCTGAATCACTGGCATCCCTAAACAAACCTGAATACTTGACACCACTATCCGTATATTTGGCATATAAACCAACGTCAACGCTGTCTGCGCCATTCCCTGTAGCCAAAGCAATCAAGGGGTCTTCTACGGATAGCGTTGCTGTATTAACAGTTACCGTGTCTCCGTTAACTATTAGGTCGCCAGTAACAGTTACGTCAGCAGCAAGCGACAATCCCGATGTGTCGGTGATAACACCATCAGTTACTACCGTGTCGCCCATAGTGAAGTTGGTTGTAGCAGTAAGCACCGTTCCGGTAATAGCGGCAGCGTTGTTGATCGTACCGAAGCCTGTGGCGATAGAGCCAGCACCCAGCTCTCCTACTGTCGTTATCTGCCCTTGAGAAGCATCAACACTTAGGCTGTGAGCAATACTTTCCCCGCTGGTTGCACCGCTTGAGGTCAGACCTGTGCCAGCAGTAACAGTTGCAACATAGTCACCTGTGGTGTGTGTCCCCATCGTAATGAGGTCGTTGAGGGTTGTAGCTCCAGTACCGCCATCCCCGACAGCAAGAGTACCTGTGATAGAACTTGCACCAAGATCAACAGCAAGTTCGTTTGACTCTATTACAACCCCGCCATTAGATTTGAGGTCTAAGTCAAGTTCTAATGTTCCATCACCGAGAGTAACGGTAAGACCATCATCGGCTGTTAAAGCCACGTTATCCCAGACACTTGCCGTGTTGTCATATACAAGTATGTGACCAGCAGCAGGAGAACTAATGTTAGTGTCGTTTAGCTCTGCAATCGTATCTTCTGTTGCTATTCGAGTATCAACGTAGGACTTTACTGCGCCCTGAGTAGATAGCAAAGTGTTGCTTGTGCCAAGAGCAGTATCGGTAGATATTGCCGAACCAGACACGCCAGTATTTAGCACAGGCGAAGTTAAAGTAGGCTCGGTAGCGAAAACAGCCCCGCCCGTTCCCGTTTCATCGCTTAGATTGCCTCGTAAACCGCCAGAGGTCGCAAGTACGGTCTCGACAGCGTTGACGGCTGTGTTGAGGTCTGAGATGTGCTTGCTGATGATGTTAAGGGCAACTTGCGAGCCTTCTGTGTGACTTGCAGCAGAAGTTGATTCCGCAGCCCTGCTAACAGTAAGCGTGTCGCCTGATCGAGAAGTACAAATCAGAATTTCTGATTCAATCGTGATATGAAATGATCCAGATGCAGGGAATAGCGCGCCTTCGCCCGACTGAACAACTACGCTTGTTACCGAAGTGTTCATCGTTGTGGCAAGAGTGCTTACCGCATTATTAGCGACTTTCTGAAATGTCGTTGCCAAAGCAATCTCCTATTAGTCTGCTTTGAATTGGCACTTCATGGTAAGAGTCAAAGTGTCGCCATTTACCATTGCAGCTTCTGGAGACACAGCTCCAACAATCAGCATATCGCCACCAGAGGAAGCATTAAAAATACCTGCTTCTGTAATTGTCTTTGATCCAGTAGCCGTAAAAACATGCACCCAGCTTCCAGTATCATCTGCAACTGTTGTTTGAACAGTAGATATAGTTCCAGCAGTTGCTCTTGCAAGACCTGTATCTGTTACTTCAGAATCAAGAGTTGTATCTGATGCGCCCTGACCGCTACCTATACCGACAGCTATTTTTGTAAATGCGACTGGTGAACCTGTGCCTGTGGCGTGTTTTGCCATTTCAGCAAAACCACCGTTAGTTGGGACTGTCATTTTCTACCTCAAAATCAACATGGCGAATGTTATTTGGATCAGTAAACGCAATGACGTTTCCTTTATCGTCACGCTCAATGTTCCCTTCAATTACAACGCCTGTTTGTTTAATATTTCCGTTTTTGTCACGAAGGACATACTCGCCAGTCGCTTGCAACCCAGATCGGGCATCTAGCTCTCCCATAATTCAGCTTGCTTTCCTGCTTGAATCAAAGATGCGTGAGATTGAATGGTATTAGCCATATCGCCTTCAGCTCCAATTACCGCAATAAACGCTGGTTGACCGTCGCCAGCTACGATAACGCTTTCACGTTTTCGTATGACTTCGATCGGGGTTGTTTTGAATTCTGTCCAACTAATTGTTCGCATATCAGCCTCAGTTTAGTAAATAGGGAGTCGAGCCGAAGCCCGACTCCCCATAATTTCGCACTGTTAGAACAGCTACTACGAGAGAGCTGCGCCATCGTTTTGCAATGTTCGCCATTCGAGGTCTGAACCGTCTTCAATAGCAATGAGGATCACGCTATCACCAACGTCTGCAAACGTCATTATGTTTTCGCCAGATGTGTTCGTCACATCTGAAGCAGAAGTAACAACACAGTCGCCGCCGTCAGTCTTCAAGTACAAACTCAATGACTGCCCAATAAAGGTAGGGTCAGCAAGTGTTCGAGTTTCAGCACCAGCTGTTACCAGCGCAACGGAACCAGACGCAATAACAGGAATTGCCCCTGCGTCACCTGGATCAGCGATTGCGTTGGTGTAATCACTAGGCTGCGAATACACACCTGGGTTTACCAAGATGCGATTTCGAGCTGTGAGAATACCAACTTGCTGACCCGAAGTTCCCTGAGCAGAGGACGGTTTGCCGCTCTCACCCAGATATAGCGGAGCCCCGAGGAAGTCGCTAGATGCAGCGAAGTAGACCTGGGTAACAGCACCGGCAGCGCCAATGGTGTCCTGAGTCTGGAGTTCTGCCCAGTCAGCAACGGAGATTTCTTCCCCGGCTGCTGTTGAGGATTCTATTGCGATTGCTGTTGCCTTTGCTCGAGTAGAGTCATCAGCCAGCTTGAAAGTGCTAGATGTATCTGCGTTTGCTGGGGCTAGCAAGTCCCCAACAGCAACAGCGGCGTTGACTGTTGCCTTATACGCCTTACCAGTACGAACAGTTCGCTTCTGGTTTTTGTCTGTGTATGTAAAAGCCACGGACATATTTCCTTATTGATTTGTTTGCCCCGTTTTGAAGGATCGGGGCTGTTGGCTTCCTCCCTGCGATTACGCACACAGGGATGCGAGACCGTTTAGGCGGTTACTGTTCCTGCTGGCTGAAGACCAGTCAACTTAGCGCAAGAAATCACAGACTGAACCATGATTGCTGGATACCACTTGATGCGAGTACGAGCTGCATCTTTGGTCTCGAGCTTCTTGAACTTCTCAACCGTAATCGGCATCGACTGAACACCACAAAGAGCTTTGGGTCCGAATTGGAGAGCAAAGATCGAAGTGCTGTTGTCATCGTCGCCGAGGCTTGTGCCATCACTAGGGTTGTGACCGTAGCCACTTCCGTAGTCGTTGTCGCAAGATTCGTCGTTCGAAAGGAAGTCAGAAACATGGACAGGTACACCAAGAATTGTTTGAACACGCTTGTTTGCAGAATCGTCGTAGGTCAAACCACCGACAGACTTGAGATACGTGTTGATCTGCCGACGCATCATCTTTGTCATAACTAGCATGTCGGGCTTGCCGTCAAGGATCAAGTCGATCATTTCTTCGAGCTTCTCCATGCTAAGAACAGCTGGAGCGCCTGAGCCACCCACCGCAACGGTGTTGTAGGTCTCTGAATCGAGAATCTGGTGGAGACCGTCAAAGCGAGCGCCTTCTGTGGCGTTGTCGCCGTAGAACAGAGTGTTCAAGAAAGCGTGTCGAATTGCCTTCGACTTTGCTTCAATTTGCTCTGCCATCAAGTCCTGCACGTTAGAACGAGTCGCAGCAAGGTAGTTGTCAACGTCAGCGTCACCACCAAGAATCTTGGTATGTGCTGTGTGCTGAGTTACTGTGCTGGTAGATTCGAGCCAAGTGTCCCCGACCTGATAGAAGTCAGCGCCAGAGAGCGAAGTCTCAACGTCATACGTTAGACCATTGCCCTTGATGTCCTTGAACTGAAGGCGAGACATAATCGGGTCATCTTTTACGATCAGCTCGATCACGCCACGCTGAAGTACGTTGTTGCTATATTTACTAGCTTCAACAAGTGTCATTGCCATAATTTTAGAACCTCACAAAAATTGGGAGACGACAAGTTTAGAGACCAGCTCTAACTTTACTCATCGCATCCATTTCGTTCACATTTAGTGAAGCCGCTCGTTTTTGCCCTGAGTCGAAAACTTGCGATCCTGTGCGGTTACTATCCCGAGCGTCAAGCTGAAGTTCTCGTGCTTTTATTCTCATTTCATCAGGATTTGTAAGAGTTTGATCGTCCATTAGGACTTCCATATCTACATCAAATTCTTTTGAAAGTCGTATTGCAAAACCTTCTCTAGCAACAAGAGCGTCGTTGACCAACTGGGCAGCAATTCGTTCTTGTTCTGGAATTTGGTTTGAAACATCTTCAACTTTAGTTCTGGTAGCATTTCGCCGATCGTCAGCTCTAGTTTGGGCTGTTTCAGCTGTCATTTCACCGTCTGAAACGGCAGTTATGTCAGCTGAGGATTCGGTCGCGGCTTCGGTTTCGATCCGATCGATTTGAGCTTGCAAGGCATTGCGTGAAAGCTGTTGCCTAAGCTGTGTAATCGTTTGATCTTTTTGGGCGAGAACCGATTTCTCGCCATTACCATCTTGGCTACCAGAAGTTTGAGAGGCAGCATTACGAGCGTCACTAGCGCTTTCATTTTGGTTTTCACCAGAATCAAAAGCGGAGAAACTTTCTTCTGCTGCTGTCTGTTGGTTTTGGTCGGTGGTCATAACTTGTCCCTATACCGTAACAGCCTCTCGGGGATTTCGCACCCTTTGACGTACAACAGCGTTCTCTTGAAGCTGCCTCAAAGTTTGCTTAGACCATTTTCTAAAGTTGGTCTGCCCCAATGGAACCTTCTCAAATACGGTTTTGAGCGAGGTAGACTCGGTGCGGGAAATTTCCTTTCCGTCCCAAATCTTTTGGAGAGCCACGAGATTATCTCGTGTTAAATAATTGCTCACTAAGCGCCAGTTTTCACTAGCGGTTTTAGGAGCTGCGGATTGTGGCTCGACAGGAGTTGTAACTGGTGATATTGGAACATATCCTTCACGTTTAGGCTGCGTTGAAGGCAAAGACCGCATAGGGGCGTTGCCAACTCCACCAATAATGCTATCGACCCACCGATCGCCAAATACATTTCGGAAAATTTCTTCTTGCTCTTTGTCTACGCCCCTTCCAGTAAAAAATCCCCCGCCCTGATTGAGCAGATCATGTTCGACTATCAGTTCTTTAGCGATTTCTTTAGCTTTAGATGACTGCAATGTTGAAAACTGCCCTGCGACAAAAAGCTGGGCGTCGATTTCTGGATTATTTCTACGGAATTCAGTTCGAGTTGGGAGACCCCGCTCTTTACGAGCATCTTCATCGGTTGGGATTTTGTAGTAAGCGTCTTTAGCTTTTTTAAATTTTCTGTTTAAACTGCCTTGCTTGCCCCCGCGATCAATAGGAAATCTGTCAAGCCCAAACGACTCTGCAATGTCAGCTTTTATTTTGCCAGAAGTTGATTGTCCTTCTGTGTTTCTGCCAAGCTGCTGGTCGAGATATTCCTGACCGCCGTTTGTTGACCAAATGCCTTGCCCGTAGGTCTTTAGGAATTCCTCTGGGTTGATTTTGGCATCAGTTATATTTGTTTCGCCAATGAACGGAATATCAAACGCAATTCCCTTCATTTCTGGAGCTTGGACTTCAAATTTCGTAGTGCGATCTTTGTTTCGGACAACACCATCTTGGACGGCTTCAATGCCAGCCCAAGTTTTGTCTATTTGAGTTCCACCGGGAAGTCCCAAGTACCGTAGCCCGACCGATCCTAATTCACGCTTATCGCCGTGGTTGATATAAGCCTTAACAGCAGAGGTCACATCATATTGAATTTTTTGAGGAAGGAAAGCGCTGCCGGGACCGAGACCGTTCACGCCACCACTAAGCAAAGCCCAGCCAGGAACAAACGAACTGACGTTCCAGGGCTTGCGGTTAGATGCACGATCAGCGATTGCGTTGATAGCAACAGCTCCAGCTAACCAAATAGCCAAGTTCTTGAGCCGTCCGTAAGTTGTAGCTTTTCCGCGAGCTGTGTTAGCGCCAAAAGTTTCGTATGCACCAAGTTTTCCTGTGAAGCTGCGAAGTATCGGGACGTTTAGTTCAGCGAGAGTATTAAACATTTCAAATGCAAATGTTTGGAACGGAATCATTGCCGAGACTTCTCTTGAGCGAAGTGCGCCAACTGTGTCAGCCTTGTTATACATAGATTGCGTTCTAGCGCCGCCTTGTGAAGCAAACTGCCACAGCTCAGCCCCTTCATAGCCTAGCTTCTCACCACGTAGATATGCAGCTCGAATTGCGTGTCTAGTCAGGTGCTTTTCAATTTGCGTGGAAAGAAAACTTGCCCACTCCAACCATCGGTCTTGCCACGGTATATTTTCGTTAAAGGCGTATACGTCATCACCCGTATTTTGCATAACTACGGAGTTGCCTCTCCGACCTTTAGTTCTGGCAACGTAGGCAAATGTGTCAATGTCATTTCTGACAGAACTGCTAGTTATTGCGTCTAGCGCTTTCAACGAATTGCGAACACCGTAGCGAACAGGAGTTAGTAATCCAGAAGATGTCTGAATAAATGTGTTCCATGTCCAGTTGAACGGAAATACTGTTCGAGTAAGCCCTGTTTTTGCCATAACTGTGGCATCCATCAAACTTGGCAAAGCCCTTCCTTTACCAATGTTGAGCCGAGAATTCCAGATCGGAATAGCGCGAAGGGCTTTTGTTCCAAGAGAGGGAACTCCTAAATAGGCTTCAGCGCTGTAATTGTCAAAAGCGTCAGCTGCGTTATCAAGACTGTAATTATCTTTTTTTGCTTTTCTCCAAAGTTTTGTAGTCGCTTTAATGTTGCGGTCAATTTCAGTATGAAAAACATCCTTCATAGCGGTTGTAAGGTATGAGCGAATAAGTTTGTCGGCGTTTAATTCACGAGATTCATCAGGAAGACCATATTTACGGGCAAGTTCATGTTGATTAAAGGCTGTACCTGGGAGAGTAAAATCTGGAATACTACGCCCTGCAATGTCAGATTGATCGTAATTAAACCCGCCGAGCTTGCTCCACGCTGTCATTTTTCGAATATGTGGAACATACGCGTCAAGCCACGGAATTAGTTTTTGCTTGCGCTTAGTTCGAACTTGGTTCTGGAAAATACGAAGATTATCTAGGAAAGTTCGAGTGTCTTGAGCGGCTTGAATAAACCGAATTTTGTCGTTATAGCTGAGACCTTGAACTGCTTTTGCGATTGGTGGCTTATTGAGAAGGTCTTGGGCAGCTACAATTTCATCTAAATTAGTTTCGTCTATAAGTTTTGCTCGGTCGTATTCTCTGTATACATCAGCAAAAGACAGTTTTTCTACGATATTTGTCAGTCGCTTTTTATCTGCATTTGATTTAATACGGTATTTGTTTAAGAGTCGAGTCCAATCTCGTATTCCAGTATCAAGCCACATTCGACCAGCATCGTCAGTTCGCTGAGTAGTCTCAATTATTGTATTAGTTGTAGACCCAATCGCTTGACCTCGATCGACTGTGTTAGCTATTCTGCCGGGATCAAGTCGATGAGCTGTTATAGAACCTATATCGTTTAGGTTTTCTTCAGCAATATCTTTAAGCATCTGTTTTGGAGGGATGATTTCCTCTCCTGGCATGGCATTTAAATACGCTGTTTGAGCAGCATCTCGAGACATGCCAGCCTCAATCGTTCCTCGCAAATTAGATGCTGCAACTTGTGACTTGCTATCAGGAAGTGGCATGTACATAGCGCCGCGAGCGTTTTCTGCTTCTGCGGGAGAATTGATTTTGTAAGGAAGCCCCTTTGTAGGCGTTATTCGTGTAGCTCGTGCTACTTCAGCTTGGCTTGATTGGGTAGCTGTACTTCCAGATACGGGATACTCAAGCCCTTGTTCAACCTCGTCAACGCTGCCAGTTATAGGCTTAAGTGTTTTTTGAGCAGCTGCAAGTCGTTGTTTTTCCCTAGCGGCTTCGTTAACTTCACCAGATATTTTTACATATGTTTCACTAGGCTGTGGAGTAATATCTGGTCGAATACCGCCTTGAGTCTGTTGAAGATTATCTGGCGGTCCAAGTTTTACAGGATCGCCAGTTCCAACAACAGGATCGACGGCTCTAGGATTTAATCCTTTAGCGTATATAGACCCCGAAGTGCCACGACCTGGATTTTGTGTGCTTATGTTTTCTGCTACTAGCCTTGCAAGCTGAAAATCGGGCAGGGCTGCGACTTCTTCTGGAGAATATGGACCACGCAAGTTATTAATTGTGCGTTCGGCTATTTCACGGTTGTTGCCGACTGAATAATCAACTTCTACTATCCCTTGCTGCAAGATCACTTCATCGTTTGCGTCAAGAAGTTCCTTGCGCTTGGCTTCTTTTAGCTCTGCCGCTTCTTCAAGTTGAATCCCTTCAATATTTGCGTCGTAATCACGCAGCCTGTCACGTTTCGATCGCAACCTGTCAATCTCGTCTAAGAACGTAACGGCATTAAACTCATAAGTTTCATCAAATTCACCGAATGTTCTGTACTGCTCTGGAACGTCATCAGTATAAGAAAGATCAATAACCCAGTTACGTTTCTGCGACAAAGCACGATGTTCAGCGCCAAAGACCTTGTTCACCATAGGATCGGCTTTAAAGTCTTTCGGGTGAGCCTTCAGCGCCCATGTAATGTAGTCACGCTGGATGACATTGCCCCTCTTGCCAGTAGGGAACAGATCGACTCCACCACCACCGAAAATCTTGTAATACTGATCTGGGTAAAGTCCTTCTTCGGGTCGCCCTCGACCGTCAAAGACTTCCATTAATTCGGCTAGTGGCGAGTCTTTGATCTCGTCACGAAGTGCCTCCATTTCAACTTCAAGCTCATACTCTGCTCGTGCGTCTAATTCCTTTTCAAGTTCATCGACTTTTCTTTCGGCGTTGCCAAGAGGAGTGTCGGGGTGGCGAGTTTCAAATAACGGCGCATTATCAACAGTTTCACCGTCCGAGAAATCATATAAATACTGCTCCTCATCGAAATAAACGGGCATTTCAGCATCGGAAGGCGGCATCGCAGCGTCTAGTTCAGCCTGAGTCTTAGGCAAATTCATCTCGCCCTGGGCGAGCTTATCGTCAAATTGCTCAATACCTTCGGTTGCCTGGGACTCAAAAGTAGTAAGAGTGCCGTCATCGTTGAACCCATGTTGTGATTCGTATTTAGGGTCGGCAGCAACTGGCGGTTCCGGTGCGGCTGGTGTTAGCCGTGACTCGATTGCAGCTCTATCTACGGGCTTACGAGTTCGTTTATTAGCCGAGTTGTAGAACGTCCCGTCGCCTTCCATAAGGTCAACACGAACCCTGTCACCGGCATCGTTGTATACAAACGAATAATCGCCCTTAGCAATCTCATCCGTGACTGGACCAACACGCTCGCCGCCTTCGTCAAGAATGTCGATCCGTGACCCGCCTGTATTTTTCGGGTCATGGCGAACAACATAAGTCCAATCATCGTCAGCATCAGCATTTAATCGTGCTGCTGCCTCATCAGCGGACTTCGGAAGAAAAAGGGCTGACGGAGGTTCAATGACACCGCCAGCCCTAGCAACTGGCTCAGCTGGAGTTTCTGGAGCCTCTACATATTTCTTGCCGTTGATAATGACTTCATCAGTTGATGTTGGCGGGGTTACTTGGCGAGCAGCAGCGGGGGCGGTGGGTGCAGCGTCAGCCGCTTTAACCCCCCATCCTCGATCTATTATGCCCTTTAGGGCAGAGGTTCCTTGATAGCTTGGTTTTACCAATTCGCGAGCTACGAGAAATTTGAAAACAACAGGACTTCTTTCAAGTTGTTCTGCTGTTGAGGCTAACTCTGAATCAGATAATAATGCTAATGTGGCTCGTACTTGTTTTTTTGCATCTTTTAGATAGGTATGTGTTGGTCCTATGCTTTGACCAGACGGGATATGACTGACCTTCCAATCGCCACGAATTTTTGTAATTGCAAGATCGCCATAAATATAAGCTCCTGTTTCTGGTTCTACTGCTCCTCTAGGAGAAGCAGGAATAAAGTCTCCGCGTATAACTTTTGGCAACCCTGGAGAAGCCTCAATTTGGGCTAAAAGACTTTCTTCACTAGGAACATCACCAGCCCCCCTAGCAGCAGCGTCAGCCTGTCGCAACGGGGCATCCTCGCCAGTCGCAGTTAGGTCAAAGCCGCTCTGAACAGTACGAGCGTCTACGATGTCCTGCTCGGTTCGCGCTGCTACTACACCGCCATCGAGAGTTGCTTGACCCGACGTTGGAATATCGTCGGCGACCCTAGCGACTGGTGCGAGTCCAACCTTGTCTATCAATTTCTGGATAGAACGTCTTTCAGCTTGCACCTTTTTTAGTGTTTTCTGTGTGCCGGGAACCCACTCTGTCGGATTCTTTTTACCTTCGGTGATCTGATCGTCTAACTTACGTGCCAGATTTGGAAGTAGTTCATCCCGAAGGTATTCCATATGCTCAGGGGCAACAATTTTGTCAGGAAGGTTTATTGCCCCGTAGTTAGTCTCAGTTTGGTTTATCGACATCCTGCTAAGGAATTCTTGTTTGCTTTCAGAGAACCCAGCAACATCAGGGGAAGCAGCCTGCCCCATATTCTTTGTTTGGTACTTACTAAAGTCATCAAAGGCTTCATCGTAAAGCAAGTGCCGTTGGTTAGAAGACAGACTGAAAGGTTTGGCGGTTTCGACTACCGGAATATCACCAGCCCCCCTAGCAGCAGCGGTAGTTCCTTCGACATTCGCAGTCAGATCAAAGCCGCCCTGGGTAGTTTTAGCGTCGATAGCGTACTGTTCTTTAGCGGCTTGTGCAATTTCCTCTTTTGTAGGCGCAACAGCGTTGCGTTGTGTCTGCTCATATGAAGCAAGTCTCGATTCGAAGTCTTCTTGTAAAACTTTGTACTCATCCGAAAGGAGGTCGCCTCCAGCGGGAGGCATGTTTTCATATTTGTGTAACTTATTTAGAGCGATATTAAGTTGCCTACGCGCAGCCACAACATCAGGATTGTTTTTCACCGACTCATTGTGAGCTATCCTCTTTTTGCTTGCAGCAGCGTTCTCAGCTTTCTTAATTAGTTCCCATTCTTCACGCTCCGCAGCCCTAACTTGCATTGCTTCGGGCGTAAGCCATCCATATTCATTAACTTGATCGCGAAGTGGAACAGGATTGATGTCTGGATTGGCTTTCATTCGCTCGAATTCTTTTACCCAGTTATCGACTGTTGCTGGAGTATCGAGTCCTAGATCATCAGTTAGCCGTGGAACGCTAACTGATGTTTCCATCCAACCACCAACATCATCGCCGCTGAAGTAGATGTAGTCCTTGCCCTTGTGGACTTTTGCATTGTGACCAGCATCAGCGAGCGCTTTGTTGACGTTCCTGATCGTTACTCGAGGAGCTTTGACTGGCGCAACTGGAGCTGGCGGGGCAATGTCGTCTGTGGTCTCCACAATCGGCTTACCATCCGGTCCAAGCCTGGTCTCAACGCCGTCGATTGTGACTACGGTTCCTTCTGGCGCTTTACCGAAGTCATCGCCGAGGATGCCACCTTCTGGGAGGATTGACTTAGGAGCTACGGTCGGGTCGCCAACCGATTGCAGCATTTCCTGATATTGCAGAGGAGTTAGGTCGCCATCTTTAAACGCACGATCTATCTCGTCAATTTTTGCTTGCAGTTCTTCATTTATTTCTGCCATGCCCCTGGAAACAGGACGCGGCGCAGGATCAAGTACGTTGCCTGTGCCAGCGCGACCGACTGCTTCTGCGTATCTTTCACCAGCTCGTAAACCACCTCGTAAAATTGGCGTTCCTGCGAGCTTTGCTAATTCACCAACGTCGCGCGCTTCCATGCCAAGAAAATCAAGTCCAGTTGCAGCAGCAATACCGCTGCCTTGTTGAACAGGGCGACCAGTCGCTTTTAGACCAGCAGCAACTTCATCGGCGTTTCGGTAAACAGTTCCAGCGCTATCCCCAACTCGCATGGCAGCTGCGGGATTCTTTGGGAAGCTGCCAGCAAACGACCCAATAATATCGCCCCACATCTCACCCTTAGAACCGTCGCCACCATTGGCAATATCGATCTGGCGACCAATCTGTGAAAGCGCAAGCCTACTACCGAGAGTTACAACTCCTTCAGATGCTTCTAAAATAGCTAACCCAATTTTCAAAATTTCTGCGGGGTTCTGACCTCTCCGCATCATTCCTTCAGCAACAGTCTTTCCAGTAGCAGGGTCTAGCTCAAGCAACCTTTTTATTCGTGTTTGATTAGCAGCTAAGTTTTCTTCATCGGTAAATCCGCTTGTTGCCTGAGTGCCAGTTTCCCATGAGCTTGAACCCATTTCCGCAAGAATACGTCGAGAGAGAAGCAAGTCCGCTTTGAGCTTGCCTTCTTTCTTTACAAAATCATTCCATTGTTCTGGATCAGTAACTCCTAGATCAGAAAAAATACCTGCTATGACTTCTTCTTCTGGACGAGCAAGATTGGCGATTGCTTCTTCATTCGAACCTACGATGTCTTGAGCAACCTCACCGCCAAATCGCCAAAGACCCCGAGCTGGTCGCCCGACTGTCTGCCGCAAGCCGCGACCTACGGCTCCAGCTCCACGCCCAAACGAACGATCCCAGAACGATGCGTCAGGGTTGCTTTCAGCAAATAGATGAGGGAAGTTGTCGCCAAGCGCACCAACAAAGCCACCAACGCCTTGTTCCCAAGCACGAGGCTGAGGCGATGGGGGTCGATTCATCTCAGAATCCATCAGGTCAAATACTTTGTTCACCTCGCCCATTTGTGCTGAAACTTTGCCCCAATCAGGAGCAGCATAGTTGAACTCAGTAGTATCGACACCGAATTGTTCGCCACGTTGCTGCAAAGCACCAAGAGCCACAGCAACATCAGTTGGCATCTGGGTAGACGAAGCTGCTTGAACAGGTCGAGTGGCTCGACGGCGAACAGGGGGAGGAGGAGCAACGGCTACTGGCGTTGGTGGCGCAGCTGGTGGGGGAGTTGGAGTCATCCCCTCTGGAGAAGATGAATACCGATTAAGTTTCTTACGAGTGCTTGAAAAATCGCCAGCGATCGACTCAAACGCATTAAACGCCATTTAGCCACTCCATCTAACTCTAGGAGCATACCTCTGATTCTGTTCACCCCTCATGTTTGGGGAAAGTTCTTGGAACTTTTGCAGCCAGGGGTATGCGTCAAGATAATCCCCTAATTGCGCTTCGGGGTTACGAGAAAATTCGCCAAGATACTGGTTATAGACAGAACTTGCCTGTCCTCGCCAATAGTCTTGAAAAGCGTTTGAGCCAGCTATTCCTTGCTTACGAGACTGCCCACCGTAACTAGACGGTATTGCCGTAATCGCAGCTTGAACACCAACTTGATTGGGGTTGTTTTCGAGAAAACCTTTTAAGAACGGTGTAAGTGCCATTTAGTTTAGAATCCGTATTTCGCACGAAGTGAGTCGAGTCGCTCGTTGAGGAACGACCGATTCGGGTCAAATTCGGGCTCCAATGTAAGATTTTGAAACCTGCCAAGAGCCATTGGATTGAACACTCGGTCAGCTATAACTCGCGCTCCTCTACGCCCGAAGCGACCTTCTTGTGCGTTGAGAAAGGCTTCCCTCGAAAGGTAATCTTGGTTTATTCCGGTCTTGGCTGCGATTGCTTCGAGGGCTGCCCTTTGATCCGTACCGCCCAACCCTTGAAGTTGCTCAAGCCTGCGACCTGTGGTTCGAGTGCGCCCGGCTTTGTCGGTTGATCCACCAAAAAGGTCTCTTGAATCTTTTAGGCGAGTTACATATGTTTCGAAATCTTCGGCAACTCTAGGATCGGCAGTCATCACTTTGACTGGCGTATCATTTTCGCCAGGACCCGCTTCCCACATCTCCTCTCCCGCAGCGTTAGTTTTCACTATCGGATCGTTCAGCAGCGCTTCTGAGCTAAATCCCCAGTTAGCAAGTGCTTCTTTCCATCTGCTAGCGAGCCAGTTCTGGTACAGATTTCGACCTGCATCGGGAATATCCATAACTTTAGCAAAAAGAGCCTCAAAATTTGTAAGGTCTTGTTTTGCTTCTGAGCTTACGCTGTAATCAGGTTCTGGCATTATCTAAACTCCTGCTGGTTGACCACCGCCGAGGGCGATCGTAAACGCTTGTGCTAGTTCTGGGCTTATTTCTCCCAGAATTTGCATTATTTCTTCGATGAGTCCATCACGAGGCGGTGTTGTACCGTCTAGTGCGCCAGCTAACTCCTGAGCCAAATCTTCTCGCCCATACTCTATCAGAGCGTTCATAACTGCTTCAACTATTACCATTTCATCTTCGCTCGGTGGAGCGGTTTGAGTTGGTTGTGAAACAGGTGCTTGAGGTGCGCCCCCGCCTTCTCCTGCTAGAGCTTGGCGGTTTTTCATCTCCTCACCTTCAAGCCATTCTACAATTAACGCTGCGCCTTCTGGGTCGCCTTGAGCTTCAACAGCTGAAGCAATGCGACGGAACTTGATTGGCGGTATTTCTTTTCCTTCTTCTGCAAGAACCTTTTGTTCTTCAAGATCAGGATTCTTGAGCTTCATAATGTCTTTACGCGCTGAGCCAGTAGACATAAGCGGCTGGCGACCCTCCCCACGAGCGCTAGAAGCTGCAAGTGCCATTTCAATTTCAACTTGCTCATCACGAGGCAAGCGGGGCTCAACAATTACATCTACGATCCAATCACTTTTAATATCTTTTGGTTCGTACCCATTTCGAAAGAACGTATCGGTCATTGGGTTGTCGCCGTACAGCTCAACCTTTTTGTTCCCTATTGCCTTGTTAGCAAATTGGCTAAGAAGCTCCTCAGAGAGCCATTGGTACGCTTCTCTTAGCAGGTGGGTTCTTGGTGAGTAAGCAGAACGGGTGGCTTCGATACGGATTGCGAGCGCTCTACCAGACTCCGCAGCTGCCGATCCTCCGTAGGCAAGAGGATATGGGAGAGTGGACTGCTGCCAGTCGTGATCGAGAAGTCCGAGTATTGCCGCTGTTTCTGGAGGAGCTGTTGGAAGTTCGAGAGGTTCAATAGACTCTCCTTCTTCGATAGGAATTGCTTGGAAGCTGGCATACGGATCACCTTTGATCTTCTTATCACCCTTTGGAGATTTATGAACCAACGATCCAGCAACGGATCGCTTGGCGGTATCCATGAGCTGAGAGATATATCGGTTACGAGGTTCAATCACACCACGAGCTGCTGTCCACACGGACTCACCTTGATATTCAAGAGTGTTGTGAACCCCAATGTTATCGCCTGAGAAATCCTTGTTTTGAATATCAGGCATATCACCGACGTTGCCGATAAATACTGGAACGTGACCTATATTGTGGGCGGTAGGTTCTTTGAGCCATGTCGAATCAACTAACACCATGTTCTGATCTTCCGTCCAGAAATCAGTAATCATGCCGTCTTTGCCCTCAATCTTGACTCCGTATTCGGAGTAAATTTGCGAGCGAGTAGCTTTTCGTTGATGAGCGACCCATATAGCTCCATCAACACCATCTTCCCAATAAACGTGCATTGGGTCCCATACTTTAACGTCAAACTTAGTTTCGGTTTCGTTCATGGGAACATATACGAGCGCTCGCATAACAACCCATCCACGGATGCCAGAGAAGAACGCTAGTTGACGGCGCAGAGCCTTTTGGCGAGTCTTGCGCCCGAGTCGATCAATATGATTGAAAGCACCTTCAAGGAATAACTCTGCCTCGTTTGCGTCAGATCGTTCTTCTTCGAGTGCTTCTTCTCCGGTGTTTACGTGAACGGTTAAAGCCGCCCTGTTCACGCCGTCAACAATTTTATCGAAGAAGTTTTTGGGAGCTGAGCTGGTATAGCTCTCATATCCCGACTTTGGCTCATAAGGCTGAAGTTGGTAGCCTTGCTCGAAATCTTCTTGAAAACGATCGCGAAGTCCTTCAAATTCGTTTTGAACAACCTTAATCGCATCCATGATTACGCCAGGATCGTCCCAAAGCCCTTCTTCAGCTTGGTTTGCATCGTACTGATCTTCAGCTGAAGTTTGTGCTGGAGAAACTTTAGCCGACGATTTGCGTTTAGATTTTGCTTTAGAAGTTTTAGATTTCTTCGATGTCGTCGCCAAAACTATATATCTCCGTAACTGTGGATTGAACTGCCGCATCGTTTCGAAGCTGCCAGCAGCCGCCTACTGCGATTGGGTAATCGTCATGTGTGCCTACGAGTGCTTCTACTCGCCCGCCTTTGTCTGGATTTCGTATAACTGTCATAAATTCTGATACACCATCTCGAGCAGGGATTGTAATGTGATGCTTGTGAATAGCTTGAATCAAATCGCCGTAGAGCGCAATACGGGTAACTTCGTCAGTATGCCAGCCAATCTTCCCGCTTAGTTTTCCATCACGAGTCTTTCGCTCATATAAATTCCGGTAGCCCATTTCTTGAGCTGTCCGAATAGTGACAATCCCCCAGTCGTTATCTTCGATTCCCCATAACGGATTGAAGTAGTTATCCAACAAATTGTAACTGAGCATTGCAAATTCTTGAGGCGGCAGTAGTGCGCTCTTAATGTCGGCAACTATGTTTCCGCTTGTAATATCCATAACTACCGTAACGGCATTGTCTCCTCCTGTTCCGTGAGAAGTGTCACTAAATGCAACATATCTTCGACCTGGTGTTGCTTCTTGCCAAATACGAACAATACCGTTTTCTTCAGTCTTGACTGGAGCTTTAGTCTCATGCTCGAACATATAGTCGAGAACTTCTTGATCGAACGCTGCCATAACTCTTGAAGGTCTAAGCGCTTCTTCTTCTGAGTTTGGGTACTCTTGCTCCATGTACAGCAACGAAGACATTTCAGCTGTATCTGGAGCTTCTTCCGCAACCTTGTCATACCATTCTTGATTGCGAGAGGGACGAACCTTCCATGAAAAGAATTTAGATATAAAACCGTTGGTCTTTTGACCTTTGACGATTGGATCGGTTGCCCTGCGAGCGTTGCGGTAAATCTCTTTAAACATCGACAGCATTTTTTTCTTGTTGACGGTAGAGATTTGTATTAACTGACCGCCAGCATCAATAGTCGGTTTTACAGCTGCAAAGTTTGATTCAATGTTTTCGTGAAAATCAGCCTCGTCTTGAATTACTAAAGATGCTGTTTCAGATCGCCCAGCTTTTTCTGTTGACGGTAACGCAATAATTTTTGACTTCATTGCAGGAAACTCGATCGTAGTCGAGTTGTCGAGTCCGATCGACTCTTGAAGATGCGGGGGCAAATTATCCCAAATTGAATGGATTTTACCTAGTAGAGCTGATGCTTCACCCTGACCCTGCGAGAAAATTAGAACTACCGATCCTTCAAAATACATAGCTTTCCAAAGTGCATAAGCACCAATCAGCCATGAAAGACCAACCTGGCGAGCTTTGAGAATTGAAAGTAATCGGTGTACTCCAAGTAACAGAACCATCTCTCGAAGGTTCTCCCACATCTCAAAATCAATAACGCCGCCGCCTTTACCAAAAGCATCGGGCGGCTCAGTAATTTTTACCGCAGTTCGCATCACTCCGTTTTCTTTAGTCTTGAGCGTAACGAAGTCTTGAAAGCCATCAGCTCGCATTACAAGCGCACGTTCGAGTTGAATTTTTGAAAACGAAAGTCGAGGAGTATCAGTTGTCATAGGGAAATCCTAACAGATACGAAAAAACCGCCATGAGGCTGAACAAATGGCGGCTTTCCGGTTGGTATAACACCAACTGTTGAAATCCTATCACTCGAAAGTCTCATAAGGATTAACCCCTTCTGATCCATCTTCGGGGAAAAGCATAGTTTCATAATCTGGGCAAGGACACTCGAATACGTGCAAAACGTGTACTGAACACCAGTAATCCTCGCACATATGACATTCTATCCATTGAGCCTCAGCATCTTCTGGAACCGTAATTTGCGCTGTCACGAAGTAATCTCAGGGACAATAATGCCTGATTCAGGTGCATTTTCACTTTCAGCTTCAGCAGCTAAAGTCGCTCGCAAGTTTTCGGTCTCACGGTCAAGAGCTGCGATGAAGGTGGCAGGGTCTATTGCCACAATCCCGATATGGGTTGCACACAGAGGGATTTCAAAAGAGATTGGGATTTCTTCGAGAGTGTAAGTGAACTGGCGCATCGTCTTTTTGACGCAGAGCTTCACGGAACATTCGATAGTGGGACCTGCCATTAGTTCACCAACTCTAGGCATTTAGAAATTTCACTAGAGCTATAAATTGGGCTCATAAATGTAAAAGTGCAGTTTTCTATATCGTAAACATCGTTACCGCGCTCGGCATATTTAACATTCAGATACCTTCGCCGCTCCATCGTGCCTTTCGTTCCTTCAACAATAGATGTATCTGTGCGTACTGACAGACCAGCGATTTTGTCGGTAAAGATTATTACAGGGATCAAGAGTTCAGCCTCTCTAAAATGGGTTTACTAACGGAAATCATACACTACTTTATTTTTCAACCTAACCAAACGCCCCCCGCCAGCCGAAGCCAACGGAGGGCGCAAGAGGGTGGTCGCTCTGAAACCAGAGAAGAACAGAACGACCAGCAAATAACTAGACTGACCCCCAGCCTAAGTAGATTCCGCAAAACAACACCAGCCCATAGATTAGCACTAGCCATACTATCGGCAACCACCCACGCATCATCTCAATAGCCACACAGCAAGCGTCACAGCGACCCAGACAGCCACAGCAACACGGTTTGTCCACTTGTTCTGCATGA